AACAATTCTCGTGCTCTACACTTTTTTCTGGCTGTATGGCCAGTCGTGGGCATATGGCTCACCTCTATGGGGATAGCCACAATGGCATTTAACCTTAACGGTTTCAACTTCAACCAGTCTATTACAGATATCAATGGCAAGGTTGTACCTACATGGGCAGATGTCTTAAACAGAGCCAACCTTGGCTTTGAGGTTATGCACGAGCGTAACGCACACAACTTCCCACTTGACTTAGCATCTACTGAGGCTACACAAGTGGCACTTACATCACCCACTATAGCTTAATGGCACAACAAAGTTCAAACAACAGAGCTAACATCACTTCTTACAGGGGTGATATAGCTCCTAAAAAAGAAGAAAAAAAGAAAGAAGAAAAAGAATAATGCCACGTCCGTTCATCCCCCTCGGGGACGCATGCAATCTGACCATGGAACGGGGGTCAGGTATATGGACTTTACAATGACTGTAACATTCGTATATCGTGGCGTAACATACACCAGAACATTTTAATTAATGTCTAAATTTCACACCCTATTCCCTCAAGTTATCTACCAAGGTAGCTTAGAGGGACACTCTAATTTTAAAAAAGCATATGCCGAACCCCTAATTAAAAAATATAGGGAAAACCCTACTAGACAAACATGGGCTAAAATGGCTAACTCATGGGCTTACGGAGTTGAACCCGGAACATCTGATGATTTACTAGCAGCAGTCAATGAAAAGATCAAAGTCTGGTTTAACCATCTTGAATATGGGTATATGCAATATAATATAGAAGCTTGGTGGAATGTGCACAAATCCGAAATGTATCAAGAAACACATACACATAATGGACACCCTCACGGGTTTGTTTTTTTATGTGGTGTTTATTACTTACAACTAAGTGAGCTTGATAACGGAGTTGTGTTTATGAATGCTAATGAGAAGAATCACCCAGCACAGTTAGCATCATATGGACTTCCTATGGCTCACCCTTACTACCTAGAAAATACTTTAAATACATTAGTTTTTGAAGAAGGTGACATAGTGCTGTTTAATCCTGATCAACCACATTTTGCACCAGCTGCAAAGAAAAGTCACGACGGGTATAGAATATCACTAGCTTTTAATGTTACTTGTCCCTTTGATTTAGTACAAAATATTAATCAAAATAAACCTCCAAATAACTAACAAGCAGTACGGGAGCACCTCAGAGTCGGACTCCCTTACACTTGGCTTTTGCCCTCTAAGGAGGATACCTTAAGCCGTCTAGACGGTGGGATAGACCACAAAAATCTCGAGACAATTAGTACTAAGCAATACAAATCTTATAATTTTAACTGAAAACAATGGCTGTTTCACAACAGAGCACAGGCAACCCTTCAAGTTTGACCTTTGCCGGTGCTGATAATGGTGCTGCAACTACTACCGCAGCTAGAAGAGCACTATATTTAAAATTGTTTTCCGGAGAATTGTTCAAAGGATTCCAGCGTAACACAATCGCTAGAGATCTTGTAACAAAAAGAACACTTAAGAATGGACGCTCAATGCAGTTCATCTTCACAGGTAGAACAAAGAGTGAGTTCCATATTCCCGGAAACAACATACTAGGTAACACCGATGGTGCACCTCCAGTATCAGAGGTAACAATCGAGTGCGATGACCTCTTGATCTCAAGTGCGTTTGTCTATGAGTTAGACGAAACACTTGCACACTACGATCTACGTGGTGAAATCTCAAGGAAGATCGGCTATGCACTAGCTGAAAACTACGACCGTAGAATCTTCCGTGCTATCACTAAGGCTGCTAGACAGGCTAGCCCTATCTCAAAGACTAACTTTAAAGAGCCCGGTGGTACACAAATCAGAGTTGGTACAGGTAATGCTACAAACGCATATGACCCAACTCTTTTAGTTAATGCGTTCTACGACGCTGCTGCTGCTCTTGACGAGAAAGGAGTAAGTGGTGAAGGACGTGTAGCTGTGTTGAACCCAAGACAGTATTACGAATTAATACAAGGTGTTGGTGGATCAGGCTCTGGTGCATACCTCATCAACAGAGATGAGCAAGGTGATGCATTACAGTCAGGTAACGGCATCATCGAGATTGCTGGTATCAGAATCTATAAGTCAATGAACATTCCATTCTTTGGACAGTTCGGTACGATTTATGGAAACGCTGGTGCTACAAACCCCGGCGTCACCTCTCCAACAAATACAGGTGACTTCGTGTCTGAAGGCATGGGAGATCAGCAAGAAATCGCTGTTCCTACTGCTAATGCTTCTGCTAACGAAGGGCAAAGAACTGTAAACGATTACGGTGAAGCTGCTAAATTCGTTAACAGCTGTGGATTAATATTCCAGAAAGAAGCTGTTGGTTGCGTAGAAGCAATCGGACCACAAGTACAGGTAACATCTGGCGACGTGTCAGTCATCTACCAAGGCGATGTCATCTTAGGACGTCTCGCTATGGGAGCTGCTCCACTAAACCCAGCTGCTGCTGTAGAACTTGTAGCCGGTGCTGCTGTTAACTCAGGTGCAACTGCTGGATTCTAATTTATTTTTTTATACGGGGGCTTCGGCTCCCCTTTTTTCTTATGGCTACCACAACTATTGAAACCGATACCGAACTATCCGCAGTTAACTCAATACTGGGAGCTATCGGACAAGCACCTATAACACAATTAAAAGACCCTGTAACTGGGGTAATTACAAACCAAAATCCAGAAGTACAATTTATATATAATCTACTCAGAGACGCTAATATAGATGTACAGTCAGAGGGCTGGCATTTTAACACGGAAGAACATGTAGAATTTGCAGTCGATGCTACTACTAACAAGGTAACTATTCCAGCAGATGTTGTCAAAATAGATTTACACAATAACTGGAGTTCTAGAAAATTTAACTTTGTTAGACGTAAAGGTTTTCTATACGATAAGCTGACACATACTGACCAGTTTCCTGACACAGAAAAATTTGAGCTAGATATTGTAAAGTTGTATGAGTTTGAAGATCTACCACCAGTCTTTAGAAGGCACATCATACACAGAGCGTCAAGAGTAGCTGCTACACAATTAGTATCTAACCCACAATTAGTACAGTTACTTGGTGCACAAGAAAATACATCCAGAGCTTCACTTATGGAATACGAATGTAACCAAGGTAATCACAACATGATGGGATTCCCACAAGATACTGTATATGACACCTACAAACCATGGAGGAATCTTAGAAGATAATGGCAAGCATTAGGCAAACAGTTTCAGCTTTTGTAGCTGGAATATCAGAGCAGCCTGACCATCTTAAATTTCCCGGACAGGTTACAGACGCACTGAACGCTATACCTGATGTAACACAGGGATTATATAAAAGGCCGGGCACTGAGCGTGTGAAAACTGATAAGTCTCCATTGACTAATGTACAGTCAGGAGGCTCTTGGTTTCACTATTACAGAGACGATCAAGAAGGAGCATACATAGGACAAACAGCTACCAATGGACAGGTACGTCTTTGGAAGTGTTCCGATGGTTCTGAGATGACTGTACTATATGGTGCAGCTGCATGGGATACTAATAAAGATTATTTCATTAACGACCGTGTACAAAATTCGGGAAAAATTTATGACGCCACTATAGATATTAACAATACTGTTGCTGCTCCTACGCACTCTTCTGGTACAACAAACGGGTGGCTATTTATAGAAAATGCTTCAGCTGCTCAGACAAGAGTTACAAACTACCTTACTGACAGTACAACAAACACACCAGAAAACTTACAGTTTCTTACAATCAACGATACTACATTTGTTTGTAATCGTGACACTGGTAATGCTAATACTAAAGTGGGTAATACTGGTACTACACCAGCTCCACCAGAACCACACTACGCAATGGTAGAGTTGCTACGTACTGAAAATGGAAGGCAGTATGGTCTAAATATTTACGACGATTCTTCTACAGGAAACTTAACAACAGTTAACATAGCTACAAAAGTAAAGATTATAGATCATAACTTGGACGAAACAGATGGCTCAGGATCATGTCCGGGTATAGGAACAGAGGTTATAACTGTAACCAATCACGGACCTAAGCATCAGTTTACATCGTCGAATATAAACGCATCCACAGATCAGTTTACAGCTACAGCTCACGGCTATAAAAACGGAGACGCTGTTATATATCATAAAAATGGTAACACTGAGTTACAGATTCCTAGTGGTGCATTGCCATCTGGATTTGTATACTGGGTCAGAAGAATTAGTGACGATGTTTTCTC